CACCTCGGAAGGAATACTGCTCTTCCCAATGCCTGAGTCGCTGCCAGACACGGCGCAATTACTGGCAGGATTCAAGGTGGCCGACTCCCATCTGTGGGTCGAGAAAGTGCCAAAGTTCGTCAGTAAACTCACGTCGTCGGCCAGCATGGCGACACTCCATGAAAACTACGGGATTGTGCAGGGGCTTGGCTACGCGCAAGGCTACGCACTTCACCGTGTCGAACCCAAGATTTGGCAAGAACCTCTTGGACTCGGAGGACGTAAATCATGCGAAACCGGACCAGAATGGAAGCGAAAGCTAAAAAGCAAAGCTCAGGAACTGTATCCGAATCTGGACGTCACACTTCGAAACTGCGACGCTCTTTTGATTCTTCACTACGCGATGGGAGGAGGCAGATGATTCAAAAGATGCACCGTCCACCCTCGCCCGAGGAGCTGAAGCAGTTGCTCATTGCCGCGTTCGCTATGGGCGTCGTCGTCGCCAGTGCCTACTTCGTTCTCTTCGTCATCAAATGAGCGAGAATATCAAGCCCATGTCCGAAGAAACGGACGTGGAGACATTGCGAGCGGCCATCGCAGAATACCAATGGTTGGCCAGCGTACTTTTCAAATCTCTCGGGTGCGGATGCAACGGAACTCAAGACCTTTGCTGGAACTGCACCCAAGCCGAGCGACACTACAAACACACAATCGAGACATACAAATGAACGACGGAAATAAATTATCAATCATACGGATAGCGGATTCAAATGAAGCGCCCGAAAAGATTCACTTCGCCTACATCGACCAGAAGTACAAGGAGTGGCTAGTCCGACGCGGATTCGTCAACGAACTTGGTCAGGAAATCGGGATGAGAAAAGCAGGCGGATGGCGCGGAAAGACGGCTAAAAAAGGTTAATTTATGGAAACTCAAATCACTAGAGAACAGTTATTGAAGGAAGCGCCAGCACTCATCGACCATGCGATTCTTCGAGGTTGGATGACTAAGCCCAAGCCAAAGGCGCAAATTGTTGACGGCGTTTGGCATGCGGCTGGTACAGGACATCTCGATAACGCCTCAGAAGATGAAATTCAAAAACTCAGGAAACAGTACGGTGCAGGTTGAAGTCATTTCCGACGACGTAGAGATACGAATCGGGGAAATGAAATGGGTGGGGATAGCCTACACCCGTGACGGAAAACCCAAGGTGTACGTTCGAACGAAATCCGAATTCGAGGCCAAGTTCACCCCGGTCATTGAACAAGCACCCTAAACTCTACATCGCAGCACAAGAGCAGCTCTTTGCGAAGTTTCAATCTCGCTCCATACCAATTCAACACTGGAGCAAGTATCTGATGACTCCCAAAGAGCTGTCTCTCCTTTTCGCAAAATTCGAAGAATCAAAGTCGGTTCTCCAGCAAATCGCCTCGAATGATCTGGGCGAAAGCGGGGACATAGCGCGCAAACAACTTGGAATCAAATGAATCAATCAAAGATCGACCGTGCCAGAGCATGGCTCAGAAACACGCCAGGAGCCGTCACAGGTCAAAATGGGCATGGAAGCACCTTCGCCGTCGCAACCGCGCTCATACACGGTTTTGAGCTTAATGCGGGGGATGCTGATACGCTCCTCAATGAGTACAACGCGAAATGCCTCCCGCCGTGGAAACCACATGAACTGGCCCACAAGCTCGATCAAGCGTCCAAGGTTTCGCACGACAAGCCGCGTGGATGGCTCTTATCCGCTCAGTCAGGCATTGGGCAGGGCGGCAATCCCATCTCGCCCACCGGCAAGTTCGTTGTTCGCACGATCCAAACGATGCCGGAACCCCCGTCTCCGTTTACGACAATCGACTTCCTGAAAGCCTGCTTCGAGTCGGACGAAGTTGTCTGCATCTGCAACGACATTATTTTCGACGAAGAGGGTCGAGGTAGGCCAGCCTCCAAGGGTACGTTCCTCAAGCGCGACGAATGGATTAAGAACCACTTCACGCCGCCCATCAGCGCCATGTGGAATGGCAGCGATAGCAAGGGTGCATACGTCCGTATCAATCCATGCTTCGACGAGAGCGGATCGGATTCCGGCGTGGCGAACTTCCGCCATGTCCTAGTCGAGATGGACGAGAAGACGAAAGACGAGCAATGGACAGCGTTGAAGGAGTCGAAGCTCCCGCTATCGGTCGTCATAGATTCCGGCGGCAAGAGTCTGCACGGCTGGGTGCGCGTTGAAGCGGCCAATAGAGAGGAGTGGAACGAGCGCCGCGATGTCGTCTATCGCTACCTCGAAAGCATCGGCATCGATCCGAAGAACAAGAACGCAAGCAGGTTCAGCCGGTTAGCCGGTGTAATGCGCGATGGCAAGGAGCAGAAGCTCTTGGCCGTCAATGTGGGCGCAGTGAACTGGGAAGCGTTCAAGGACGACATGGACGCGCAGGACATGCCGATGGAGTTCTCGATAGACAGCATCATCGAGTACGATCCGCAGAATGATCCTGACAATTTGATCGGTGATAGGTGGGTTCGACGCGGATCTTCGCTTCTCTTTGTCGGTCAAAGTGGATGCGGCAAAAGCTCGATGGCCGCGTATCAGGGTCTGAAGTGGGCGTCCGGCGAAGCTTGGTTTGGCGTAAAGCCCGTCCGGGCGCTAAAAGTAGCTTACATTCAGGCGGAAAACGATATCGCCGATCAGCATGATGCGCTGAAAGGCGCTGCTCAGATGACCTTTGGAAAGGAGAACTGGGAGCGAGGTCTTCGCAGCGCGAACATGTTATTCTTCCGCGAGACGGTGAGAACGGGTTCCGACTTCGCGACGATGCTCCGTCGCCTCGTTCGCAAGACTAAGGTGGACGTGGTTTACATCGATCCTCTGCTCTCCTACATGGGCGGCAATCCATCGGATATCGAGGTCTGCGCGAACTTTACGCGGCACTTGCTCCAGCCGATTATGATGGAGACAGGCGTAGTCCTGATTCTCGTTCATCACTTTCCGAAGCCAAAAGGTCGAGACGACAAGCCGGAGAGCGTGGCAGAGATGGCCTACTCAGGATTCGGATCGTCGGATCTAACGAACTGGGCCAGAGAGGTGATTGTGATGAAGGAAGTTGGTTTCAATCAACCTCGACAATTTATGCTGGGAATGGCGAAGCGAGCGGATCGTTCCGGCATGACGGACAAAGACGGAAAAGTCACCGGATCGATTATGATCCAGCGCGGTACGGGCGGCGACATCTCATGGAACTACGCAGACCCACAGAAGTTCGTCGTCGATAAGGAGTCGGCCAAGAAGCCGTACGTCAAAGGACGCTATCCTAAGCGTTAGACTGGCGCTCAGCGCGGCGACGACCTTTCGCAGCGAGCGATTGGAACTTCGCCTTGCCGAGCTTCTTACGACCAATGTAGGCCGCAAGAGCCGCAGGATCTTTGACACCCTTTTTCTCAAGAGAGCCGATAAGCTTCTCGTAACGACCGCCACCACCAAGTTTCATCTTGTCCATAAAATGTAGAATGAGTTGTTGCTGACGAAATCACCAAGCGGCGCAGGACCAAAATTTAGGCGTCGTCTTGTCCTTCGCCTCCGCGCAGTTATGCCGCGCACGGAAATTCTTACGACGCTCAGGATTCGACTTCTTGATCGTCATATCAGGATCGCCGAAGCGAACGATGACGACCTTGTTGGCCGGATTCTTAACGTACACCGCGCTCTTCTTCCGCTGACCCGGCGTGTAGAAGGGTTTGTTCAACGTCACCTTCTTGCCCTGATAGGTGTTACCTTTCTTGGAGAGTGAGGTTTTCATTGCTCAAGATCCTCTTTAATCATCCGATACCGATCTTGTTCCATTTTCAAAACTCTAGGCCAAAGACGTTCGAAACGGTTCATCTGTGCTTGCGTGGCTTGGTCGATTGGTTTTGAAACAATGTTAAGGTATTCTGGAGTCTTTACGACACGCCCAACGGCAGCGGCGGTTGCATTGTTAATTCCTTTTCCAAACAATCTGTATGCAGCGTATCCACCAAGACCGGCTCTCATGCCAGTCTCACCGTAAACCTGATAACCAGCAAATCCAGCCAAAGCTGGCAAAACCAGTTCTCTGAAGACGCTTGGTTTTCCAAGGTCAGAAACCTGCTCCAACTGATTTGCGATTTTTGTGATGCGAGAGATTCCATCGTCCCCAAACAATCCTTTGGTTATTCCAAAGTATTTGCCGGGAGCCTCGCTTGTTCCGACAAGATCTTTGATCTTTGCCGTGTTGATTTTGTTTCCGTCAACCGACTCCGCAATGATGCGTCCAACCAAAAGGTTTTGAGCATCGCCGATCAGGTCAGGTCTTGATTGGCCAACAGCCTTCAGAAACTGCTTGCTACGGTAGTTGAGAGATTCCCCCTCCTTGGCAACCAAGAAATCAATCAGGCTAGAAGGCTCAAAACTTTCAAGCTGACCTCCCGGTTCCAATGCTTTTTTAACTGCTGCGTTGAACCTTCCACGCGCATTGCTGGTTGTTACAACCGCCTCTTCAAGAGCTTTGTACAGCGGTTTTCCGCTTTGCGTCTCAATGTTCCTGATAACGTCGTCTAACTTGATCGTATCAAGAACGTCAAAGTTTTTATCGCGAGCATCTCGAACTCTGGCCTCAATAGCCGCAAGAGAGTCGATGATCCGCTGCTCCCTTGACGTTATGTTCGTAGCCTTAAGTTTGGCGTTTGTTTCCGCAATCTGACCTTCCTGTTTGATTGCAGCGTCGAGTCTTGCCTGCGCTCCAGAAATGTTGTTGGAAACATCTGTTTTCAAAGCGTCGATTTTACTTTTTAGTTCGTTTGCTTGTTTTTCAAGAACTGCCTTCTGGTTGACTAGCGAACTGTACTTTGAGGCAACATCGGTTATCTCGGAAATGTCTGGGAACAATTCGTCAATCACCTCTTTCTGAAGTCCGGTTGCTTTTCCACTGTTTCCAGCAGTAATCGCTTTCAGGAAATCGTTCGGATTTTCACCGCGTGACTGAATGAAAACAAACTGCCTCAAATCCGGCTTTATCTCATCGTATCGAGTCCCGAGTAGATTTTTTAGGAGCCTCAGATTTTGAGGTCCAGTTGCCCCAGCAATCGTTCCAACGATTCCCGGCATTCCACTTTGCTCA